CGTAACACTGGTAGTTTCCCCCTTCTTATTCTTCTTGGTTGTCACATCTAAGAATAAGAATCTCCCGACGAGGGAGTGTTCGGATAAGGGCCCAGCTAAGTTTTCGAGGCCGGGATCCACATGTTTACTAGTGGGATAAACCATCACCTCATCATATGGGCAAATCAATTTCATCACGCTAAGACGATGTGCCTCATCTATGAACTCTTGATGGTTGATCACGAGTAGATGAGCATTCGTAATTGATCTGGACATGTTTGAGAGATGACCCGATTTCAAGTCATCATCTAAATATAGGCCTAACGATGACACGAACTGCGAGTAGATCAGTCGTCCCAGTTGCTCTAAGCTACTAACGGTAGAACGCTGCTTATCCACCAACATTCCAGCATTGAGTAACAGATCCAGAGCTACTCGATTATCGCAGCATATCTGAATTGGTTGATCCAGCAGATTAGACGCAGTGAGCAACCCTACCCTCTGGGACATGTACCTCTCAATATCATGATTTGTCACTGGCTCAAAGCTTAGGAACGCTGCCACTTTCGATCTTACACTACCTGGTGTAAGAATCATCTTGTTCAATTGTATTCCCAGAATTAAGAGCGCAATGTCATCGTTCGAACTCCCTGATCCGTAAATGGAATCCATCAGATCGAGCTCGCTAATGCCGGACCCAAGTTCATTTCTCAGTTTCCTGACAATGAAGCCACAGCGAGTCCTCATGGCCATTAGATGTTGAGTGATGGTAGCCAACTCTCCGGTCGTGTCCCTCCAAGGGTCCCAAATAGATCTGAACAGGAGGGATCCGTCAATGGCAGATGCGATCATGTCAATTTCAGACTCTTCAAGAAATTCGCTCAAGGGATTTAGAGATTCCCTCACCGTGAAGCGCCCGTCCTGCCTAGTTACGACGAGAACGACTGGATCGTACTGGCTTGGTCTAATCTTATTAACGAGATGAGTCTTGGCCTTATCAGTGATGACTGGATCGAGCCTTAAACGGCGAGATGCGTCAAATGGTTTATCGTAGATAAAAGTATTCATAACAACCTCTAATTTACACCCGATACGAGTGTATGAAATGGATAGTTCGCCAGGACTATCTCGATTACTGCTTGGTAGATGGCGAGGAGATCAGGTGATAAAGCTCCCAAGAGCCCTAGGTCATATCTGACACACGTAGCAGCTATCGACAGACGCGCTTCAGCCGTGAGTCGAAGCTCGCCCATGAATAGCTGGGAGTCAACGAGCTGGTCAGTCAAGACCCTGTCCTTCCATCTTGAGATGCAGTCGTTGACATAGTTGGAGACTCTGCCTCTTAAAACGAGTAAGATATCTAGCTCACTAGCGTAGGAGGAGAGTAGATCGTTCCAGTCACGTTGTCTCTGACGGAGTCGTAGATCGAAAGTCGTGTTTCGGAACATCGCCAAACCATCCTCCTGAGCCGTCCCGAGAAGAGATTCAATCCTTAATACTGGATGACCAATCGTACCATTTAAGCGCCTCACTGACATGCCTATCGTTGGAAATTCGACGAATCGATCACCGAGGTTGATGAACAATGTTCGGTCATCGACGTACTGAGCCGGGCTCTGGTCCAATATGATTGATTGGGTCCCGGTGTGATCCGGAACGCTCGCAAACATCGCCAGATCAGGTCTCGTATGCATCAATCTCAAATCCATACTCCCCAACACCTCATCGGGGGAGGCGATTTGATCATCTATCGGATCTACGTGGAATACAATCTTCCCTGGTTCTATCACAATCTCTCGAGCATGTGTTGCTGCGAGTCCAAAGCGGACAAAAGATGCATCAGCAGGTGAGACCACCTCGCCAAGTCTATCTATAGTACCC